TGCGCGCCCAGCACAGCCTGAGAGATTGCCTCAGCCTCAAACACCGGCATGACAATGGGTGGAACCACCGAAGCGTCTTCCACCCTGTCGTCAATCCTGCTGTACGTGCGAAACGCGCTCGGGGTGCAAAGCAGGCGCTCCACCGCGCTTTCGCTCTGCACATCGCACACCGCATGCCCATGCTCGTTAAGTTCGAACACCAGCGTCACGTCCGGGAACGTGTGGGTGTAGAGCTTGGTGCGGTTGAAGGCGTGAATCTTTGACATCTGGTTCTCCGTTGAATGAAAAATGGGGCAACCCGGCTTCAGGTTGCCCCATTTGGGTTCTCAGCCTGGGGTGGCCGATCAGCCTTCGATCAGCAGCAGCACTCGGCCGACGCGGGTGGCGCCGTCATAGGTGGCTGCAGCGGTCGTGCACCGAAGCACAATCTCGCGGTCGCCTGACAGAAGCGCGGTTGGGCGCCCCGTGCTTTGAGCGGCGTTGCTGTTGCCGGCGCGCACGATGGCGTTGTCTCGGCCAGCGTTCAGAGAAGCGCCCCACACCTGCAAGCCGGTGCCAATGTCGGTGGACACCGGCAGGGCCAGGGTGGAGTTGGAGATGCCCAGCGACCACTGGATGGTTGGCGTGGCGTTGGTGTCAATGTCCGGGAACACAAGCGCCCAGTCGAGCACACGGTAGCCCTCGGGCAGCGTGCACAACTGGATGTAGTCGGTCGCGCCAGGGCTGTAGTTGGCGGTGTTGAATTCCACGTCAACAGCGCTCCAGGCTGGGTTGGCGTCAACGGGCAGGGAGAGCGGCTTTGCGTTGGTAAAGCAGCGGGTGGTGAATTTGGCCATGATGGTGTCCTAGTGAATTGTTGGGTGGTTGCAAAAGGGCGCCCGGTTGAGAGCGCCCTTTTTCCTTTAGGCCACGACCGCGCAGAACGTGTCCATGGCAAACACGCCGAAGTCGCGCACGACTTGGCCGTCCTTGGATCGGTAGGTGGACTTCTTCACGCCCAAGATGCAGTGCGTGCCGATCTCAACTTGGTCTTCGTGGTCTGTCATCACCTCGGTCCAGCGGTAGCGAGCGCCAGAGCCACCGGACGAACCGTAGGCCACCACGCCAGCCTGCGAGGCCAGGAACAACGCGCGTGCGCCGGGAATCGAACCACCGCCCCAGTTGTTGAAGCGCATCACGTTGCGGTGCTTGTGGATCACACAGTCGGCGTACATGCCGCCGGAGTTCTTGAACAGCAAAGCGTTGGAGCCGGTGGCAGAGGCTGCGGCCTTCTGAATGTCCAACCACTGGCCCACTGACGTGTTGGACTTCATGGCGTCGTACTGGAAGGTGTGCATCAGCACCACATAGCACTTCTTGCCATCCATGTTCACGGGCACCATCGACAACTCGTTGGAGCCGTCACCACCCATGGTCTCGGCCTTGGCCACAGCGCGGTCGATCAGTCGAAGATCGAAGCCGTCATCGGAGCCAATGTCTGCCAGGGAAGTGGCATTGCCGCCGAACATCTGGTGCATGCTGTCAGGCGCCGTGATCGGGTTCACGGTGAACATGGCGTTGGAAGGCGTCCACAAGTAACTGCCGCCGCCACTGTTGCCGAAACCACCGGAGAGGTAGATGAAGTGCAGCTCGTCTTGCAGACGCGCCCACCAGTCCTTCATCACCACCTTGGCGTCTTCGCGCAGGTTGCGCAGCGTGGCCTTGGAGGTCACGCGGTCGCCTGCACCCACAGCACCGCGCACCTGTTCGATGCGCAGCTTGTCGGTAAAGTATTTCAGCGGTGTGCCACGGCCTTCCAGCTTGGCTTGAACCACGGGTTCCATGCCCATGGGCATCAGCAGATCGACCGTGACCTCCAGGCCCGCGTCCTTCTCCAGATCGGTCTTGATTTGGATGGGCGTTCGAGCGCGCTTGCTCTCGGATGCCATGTTGGAGGTGAAGTACGACTCGCGGTTGACAGCAACTGCGAGGTCAGTGCCCCATTTCTTGACTTCTTGCGGGTCGTTGACCCCGAATTTCGTTTGCGCCATTGCAATGCTCCTGTTTGGATTTCCACAGGGCTGCACTACTGCGCGGCCTACCGCTTGCCAGATCAAAAGGCTCTGGCGGGCCTGAGAACTTGTCCTACTTCAAAACACCCTGCTTGGCAAACGAGGCCATGGCGGGCTGCACACGCTCCACCGTGGTCGGCTTGGTGAAGTCCAGACGGATTCGGGCACGCTGGCCCGACTTCTCTTCCACACGAAGCCGGATGCCGTCTCCAATGGCGATTGACTCGCCAGGGCGCACCTCACCGAACCATGTGTTTCGTCCGTCTGTCACTCTGCCATCCACCGGTCACGCTGCGATTCCGTCAGTCCCGCATGTGCTCGCTCCAGGGCAAGGCCCTCAAGGTTGCGCATGTGGGCGAACTCATCGGTGTTCACCGCGCTCGTCGCTGCAACAGGTACGCTACGAAGTGTCGGGGGCAACTCGGAAAGGTCAACCCCGGCACGCGCTGTCGGCGCAGGTTTTTTTGCGCTCGCAACAGGCCCCATGCCCAAGTCCTCGCGCGTGAGGCGGTTGGCCTCGGCGAGAAACCACGCAGCATCACGGTTCTCGTTCTTTGGGTCGGCACCCAGCGTCTTCAAGTTGGTGTTGTAGGCGGCCAGCAGCGAGGGCTTGCCCTTGTAGTCCAGGCCCTCGGCCTTGAAGCCGTTGAATGCGGCCGTCTCTGCCTTGTCCCACTCCTTCCTTGCCGCCTGTGCCTGTGCCTGCTCGTTGGCCTGCTGGAACACGCTGGCGGTCAGGGCCTGGGTGCGCAGCGTATCCACCTCGGCGTCCACGCGGTCCTGCACCGCTTGGTAGGTGTCCGCATCAATCTCGCCGTCCATGAGCTTCTTGAAGGACGCAGCAACCTCGGTGCGCAGCGCCTTGATCTGCTGGGCAGCATCGGCGGGCATCTCTGCCTTGTACTCGGGAATGAAGGGCGCTTTCTCGGCTGCAACAGCGGCGGCAGCGGCTTCGGCGGCCTCTTCTTCCACCAGGGCGGCAGCAGCAGCGGCGGCCACGGCAGCGGTGTCGTCTTGCTCGGTTGCGGCCCGATCGTGCGGGTCAGTGGAAGAACTTCCACCCGCGTCCCCATCGTTGCCGTCGATCAGCAAGGCTTTCACCTCGGATTCGGCCAGCATTTCAAGGTCGGAATCGGTGTAGCCCTGCTCGGTCAGGTTGGCAAGGTCGGATGGGCTGATTTCAGAGAGGTCCATGGTGCTTTTCTGTGTGGTTGGGTCGATGGGGCGGGCGTTCAGAAGGATGTGGGCTGTGCAATGCCACGGATCACAGCCATGAACCCACGCTGGATGTCAGTAGCTCCAATGCTTACCCAGCGCTGGTCCAGAACCGGGCCGCTGTTGTTCGCGTTGGCTTCCTGCTGGGTGAATGTGCGTAGCTTGGCGATGTACGCGCCGCACTGTTCAGCCATCGCCTTGCCCTCGTTCATCAGCGCCACCTCGGCCTCGCTGAGTTGGCGGTAGCCGGTGATCTTTGGCTGGGTAAAAGTGTTGTCGTTCATGGTTGGCTTTCGTGGTTAAACAGCCGGGCCGTTGTCGGCGCCGGTTGGGGTCTGCATGCCTTGCTGCATGCCTGCGAGGCCCGTGTCGCTCATCGCCGCGCCCTGGTCGGGTTGTGCGGGTTGCGCGTCAGTGGGCATTTGCTCCATGGCCGGGTCCATTGCCGGGTCCATGGCTGGATCGACTGGCATTGGCTGCTCGGGCGGCATCTCTGGCGGCATGACGGGCATCGCTGGCTGCGGTAGGTTCGGGTCTTGCCCGGCCTGATCCTTGAAGCCCGCACCGGCTGCGATGGTGTCGGCAATCGGTGCCACGTTGGGCGTGAGGGCGACCACCTGCGCGGCTTGCAGTGCGGAGAACATCGACTCCACGCGCTTGAGCATGGATTCGGTGTCCAGCTTCTCGATCTTGGCGCGCAGTTCGTCCAGGCCTAAGCGCATCTGCTCCATCTGCATCTGCTTTTGTTCTTCGGCCAGTGCGCCGTCTGCCTTTTGCTGCTTCAGTTCTTCGGGCGTTGGAGCTTTCAGCGGGTCGCGCTGCCCGTTGAGCTTGCGGATCCGTGCCACCCACTCGTCCTTGTTCTGGATTTCGGCGCTGTCCACCACAAGGTCCAGCACGTTCATGACCACCTGCGGGGCGTAGCTTGCTATCTGGCCCAGCAGCTCCATCATTTCCTCCATGGCGGCCCGCGCGAAGGACTCGCGGTAGTCGCGCTCACCGATGATGTAGTCGGCCTGCGAGCCTGCAATGTCGTTCAGGACAGTGCCGTCCTCCTGCTCGTCGTTCACCGTCACCCAGCTCACCGGCTGACCCTCACCGACCACGCGCACCACCTGCTTCTCGGTCATGAACTGCTCGATGTGCGAGAGGCGAAGCCTTCCCGCCAGTTGCCTGGCAAGGCGCAGGTTGTCGGGCAGCTTGCTGGTGGTAAGCGAGCCCTGGTCCTGTTGCAACCCGATGGCCTTGCCCGATGTGGCGTTGCCGTCTCGCCCCAGGTTGGCATCGGTCACGCCTCCGGTGTTGCGCAGCATCTCGCGGTCGAAGGACAGCAGCTCGAAGTTCATCGCCATGTCGGCGGTCGGCTTCTCAAAGCGCACCATGTCCAGGCGCTTGACTTCCAGCGCCATGTCCGGGCGCGCGGCCTCTTGGCGGGCCACTTCCTGGTCCTTGAAGCTCCCAGTTTCGTAGGTCATGCGGTTGCTGGAGGCGGCCAGGATGGCCTTGGACGCACGCTTGTTGATGTCGTCGTTGATGTCTCGCATGCCTCGCCAAAGGCCGTAGCACATGCCGTCCCGGCCCCGTCTGTAGCCCCACACGGGCACCAGCATGAAGTTCTGGTGTCGCATCGGGCTCTTGCCGTCCCACAGCCAAGCGGCCTCGGTTGCGATCATCACGCGCATGCGGTGGGTCACAGCGTTGTACATGCTGAACCGATCGTTCATCAGCTGCTGGTGCCCCGGATTGCTCGGGTCCACCTCTTTGCCGCGCAAGGGCCCAGAGCCGAACATCTGCACCGACTCGGGCACGCGATACCAGCACTCCAGCAAGTCCACAGAGAGGCGACGGCCGTGGTCGCGGTCGTGCGAACTGCCGATATAGGCCGATCGGTCGCCGTACTGACGTGACAGGTTGCCACCCAGAGCGCCCATGTCTGTTGCACCGGTCAGGCGCTCGCCCAAGTACCACGTGTCATCGAGGGTTTCCGTATCGCCCGTGTTGTTGTCGAAGTTCTGCGCCTGCTGGATCAGGTGTGCACGTGCCTTGGGCAGCAGGGCAATGGCGTAGTCCAGATCGGTGCGCTTCTTCCTGAACAGGTAGCGCGCATCCTTCTGGTCGAAGCTGCGGCTGCGGCTGTCTCGGATCACGTTGCGCCAGTCCTCGGAGCCGCTGTAGATGATGTTCTCGCCTGGGTCGGTGTTGATGCCTTCCTCAAGCCAGCCCAGCCCGCCAATGACCATCTGCTCGTAGGCGTAGGACTCATGCCATTGCGCAAGGTTGGCGTCGCTCACGAACTTGAACACCTTGGTCTTGACCTCGGCGCTTTGCTCGTCTGCCTTCTCGCGCGGGAGCACCTTGGCGTCCGTGCGCATGCGCTTTTGCATGCCACAGACCCACTCGATGGTCTGGCGTCCCTCGTTGAACACCAGCGGCGCCTGCCCACGGTCCATCAGAACCTGCGCGTCCTCGGGCCGCCAATGCAGGTGGTCGTGGTAGTCGTGGTCAATGGCCATCTGCATGCGTTCTTCGGCCTGCAAGTCGCCCTCGTCTTTGAGCGCCTGCATCAGCACACCATGGCGGTGGTCTGTCTGCTCGCTTTGCTTGTTGTTGGAGCCGGAGTCGGGCGCGCCTACCTGCGCCTCGGGCATGCTGTCCGGTGCAACCGGCTTGTCGTATTCGGGGGAGAACATGGCTTAGATGACCTCTTGGTGAATGACTTGGCCCTGCACCCTTGCGGTGGCCTCAATGCCGTGCACCGGTCGCGCGATGTTCAGTGCGGCAGGTTGGTCGCTTGGCATGCGCACCAGATCGGCCAGACCGTCAACAATCAGGTCAACGATGCGGAACACGGTGGACTGGTCGGGGTAGAAGCCCATCTGCGCTGCCGCGTTGTAGGCAGCGGTCAGCAAGTAGGGCGTCGGCCCGCCCGAGTGGTCGGAATACTCGTAGGCGTTGTCCTGCGGGATCGCATAAGCACCACCGTCCATCTTCGGCGTGACGGGAAACAGCACCATGCAGGCGCTGGGCTCCTTCTTGCCCGCCATCAGCCACTGGTAGCTCACCACAATGTCGCCCTTGATGCGCTGATTCCACACCCTTTCTCCCCCAAGCTCAACCCAAGTCGCGCCGTTTGGCCCAAGAATGCTGCTCATGCCATGCCTTTGTGTGTTTTCTTCATGCGGTTCTCCAGCTGCGTGCTGCTCTCTGTCGTGGCTCCACCAGGGACGGGGCGTCATAGCCCTGCGCGAACTGGCGAAGTGCGTCTGCGGCCTCTGAGTGGCCGTCAATCTTTGCTGGCGTGTGGACCTTCCACGCTCCACGCGCTCGGTCCCACGTTTTCCTGTAGTTGCCCAGGTGGGCAAGGCCGGGCGCACACGTCTCTTCGTCGAACACGAACGTGCCGAACATCGCTCGGGTCTTCTGGATGCCGTGCAGCACCTCGTCCACCACGGGCACGATGGTCCAGTCCCCTGCGATGCCCAGGCCGCGTAGCTCGTCCTCGGGTGATGCGACCTTCTTGCCCTGCTGACGCTTGTGCGCGGCGTCGTGCGGCAGGTAGTGCGTGCCCCACACGAATCCCTTCGCCTGCATCTGCTGGATGTAGAAGTCGTAGGACTCGCACCAACCCTCGATGAAGTCGATGAAGCGGTTCTCGGCGCCCACACGCTGGTGCAGCCAGATCGCGGTTCCATCGCTGCTGCCAATGTCCCAGAACGTGTTGACAGGCACACCCATGGTGTGAGGCACCTTGCAGATTCGGCCCTGCTTCCTCGCGGCGGTCAGTTGCACGGCGTAGTACGTACCCTCGGTGCTGACTTGGAACGCTTCCTGCGCTGTGCTGGGGTACTCCTGCCACATCAACTCAGGGTCGCCGGAGAACTCACCGTCTCGCGTTGCGATGTACCAGAAGCGCTGCTCGTTGGAGAGCGTGGTGCCGGTCACACGCTCGATGCTGTCGAAGTAGTCGTTGTCTGGACTGCCAAGGATCACAGGTGTGTCCATCGCATAGCCGGGCTCTTGCCACCATGCGTAGAAGTGCATGCGGAAGTCCTTCTCGGTCAGCACCGTGGCCTGCTCGTGCTGCTCCAGCGCTCGCTTGGTCTTCTTGTAGAAGTCGCCTTCCTGCCCCTCGGCGGTGGACTCGATGATGACGATGCCCGACATAGGCACAGCGGGCAGCGAGCCGGTGGCGACCTCTTTGGCCTTGTCTGGATACTTCGCGCAAATCTTGCCGTACTCGGAGACGTGCAGGCGGTGGATGGTCCCCGATCGCATCGAGGTGGCCACGCGCACGCTGCTGTTGTTGTGGGCGAACAGCAACTCGGCGGCTGCGTCACGCGCAAGCGGCATGAGGGTGCGCAAGAACTCGGGCAGGTTGTTGTACGCGAACTGCACCTTGTCGCGGAAGATTGTCTCTGCTGCCTCGCGGTCCTGCGCCACGATGCCGCAGCGCTGGTTGGCGTTGAACAGGGCGTGATCGAGCCACAGAATGCACACCAACGTAGTCATTCCAAGCTGACGGGCCTTCAGAATAATGTTTCGGTTCCAGAGCCTGCGCATCAGGCGGCGCTGGGCCTTGTTCGGCACGAAGGGCATGACGCTGCCGTCCTCGTCGTCCGACTTCTTGACCATGATCTTGTAGAGCTGGCCGGAACAGATACGCCACATCGGATCGGCCAGACACAGCAGCAGATCGGCCTCGGTCTGCGGCACGAACGTCGGGTCGATGCCGGTCGCAACACGGACAGGCGGCGCTTTGGGTGGAAGAACTTCCACTTTGATGCCTGCGGGCACCACAAAGGGCCTGACCGTGGAGCCGCTGTCAGTCAACATCCTGGGCGTCCACGTCGATGTAGGGCACATGCTGAACCACCGGCAAAGCAGAGCGCTTCAGCGCGGTCAGGAACTCGTGCACGGCCCCCTTTTGTCGTTCGTCAACCGGGCTCGCGTCGATGTTGAAGGCGGTGCGCTCCAGCTCGATCAGGCGGCCCAAGGTGTCGGCCAGCTTCTTCGTGCTGTCTATGCGCCCTCCCGTGCTCATCGCGCCCTGGAGGAACTTCTGCATGCGCAACATGCCTTCCTCGTCAACCGAGCCAGACGCCTCTAGAAGCTCGACCATGCGCGCGAACTCGTCACGCTTGTGTGTCTGCTGCTCCAACTCGCTCAACAGGCCGGACGCAAGGTTGCGAGCTCGCTCAATCAAGGCCCGGTGTGAGAGCCGAACGCCTGCGATCAGCTCGGCGGTCTGCGAAATCTGCAGTTCGCCGCTGGCCCTTTTCACGTCGCTGGCGAGCATGGCGACCTGCTTGCTTCGGTCGGTGTGCAGTTCTGTGACTGCGGCCCGCAAAGCCTGGGCTTCGATCTTCTGCTTCTTGCTGCGTACCTTGTACGAGACAGCGTTTGCCCGATCGATCGATTGCACCTGAACTCGCTGCGCACCTTCGCGCGTCCAGCCAAAGCGCTTGGCGCGGTTCACGATCGCCGTGTAGCCGATTCCGTTGTCCTCGGCGATGTCCTTGAGCAAACGGGTTCCAGCGCGGTACTCGTGCTCAATGTGGCCCCAGTCAGCGCTTGGGCTTCCGCTGAAAGGGTTTCCTTTGGACTTTTGCATGGGGGCAGTTTTCCCGCCAAGCACCCGAAGTCAACCCCTTGTGTGACGCTGCGTGTGACATTGCCTCGACGTGATGCAAAAAAACGCTGTTTTGCTGTGACGCTGTGTGATGTATCGTCACACGACCGTTCGTCGCCTGCGTGAAATACACCCCAACAATCGAGACTGGCCCTATTGCAATGCCCTGTGTGAGCGCTCACAATAGAGGCTTCAACAACAGGAGTCCTTTATGTCACTTGCTCTACTTTCTCAGGCCCCGGACACAAAGCCCGGTCCTTACTACGTCTCGTGCGCAGATGCCGGCAAGGTTCACCTGATGGCTGGCCCCTACGAACTGCATGCTGAGGCTCTTGCGGACGTTGACAAGGCGTGCCGTATCGCCAGCGAGGCAGACGGTCGCGCATGGTTCATGGCTTGGGGTACTGTGCGGATTGAGGGCAGCGACAAGGTTGGTCGCCTGAACACCTTTGGTCTTATGCCTGCGCGGGTGGCAGCATGAAAGCAGCCATCACCCTCTCGCTGGTGTTCTGGCTTGTCGTGGTGGGCGCTGTGTTCGCCCACAGCTTGCCTCTCTGGTGTGCCAGCCCTTCGGTGGGTGGCAACCACCTTGTAGCCCCTCTGTGCACTGGAGCATGACCATGTCACTCATCACCATTGAAGACGAAGATTTCGAGTACCTGACCCTGCAGGCGGGTCGGCGCATCACCATCTACGGGTGGGGCACCTATCCCGATGACTCGGTGCTGGCTGGTCAGGCCCGCAAGGTGTTCCTGAACAGCGTGGCCGATGAAGCTGAGGCGCTGGTGTGGCTACAGTCCCAGGGCGTGAGCACCCTCCCTGATTACTCAAGCCACTGGACGGAGCCGCAGGTGTGCCTTAGCCATCTGCCTGATGACAGCGATTACTGATTCAACCAACCCGGAGAACACCATGACCACCACCCCAAACACCTCTCACGTCGATGTGCACCCAGGCGGCACCAGCTTTGTCGGGCCTGATGCAGTCAACCTTTACCGCGCCATCGTGCTTGCCAGCTCGCTCAGCTTGTACGCCAAGACGGGCATGATCCCCACGCGAGGCGTGACGGGCACCGTGATGTTGAAGATCGCGGCCGAGTACACCGGCAAGACCTACAAGCGGGGCCAGCACGCGCTGGCGGCCGAGGACGTGAAGGTGTGGGTCAACACGAGGAAACTCGCCATGCCGGTCACGCACGACGGGGTGCAGGCGTGAGTGACCTTGAGGTGCCTTCGGGCATCACCCCCGCGAAGCAGCGCCAGCAGGCCAGCAAGCAAGCGCTGATTGAGTCGGGCGGGCGGCGGGTGTCGGTCAACCTGCCCAGGGCGGCGGTGCAGGACTTGGAGCGGGTCATGGCGCGCGAGAACTGCGGGGCCACTGAGGCGGTCATCGCTGCGCTACACCTCTTGCGGCGCAAGATTTAGGGCGCTTGGTCCTTCGGTGGCGCCACCGGAGTCCATTGGAATCCAGTAATATCCTCGGTCGATTACTGCTGTTTTGCTGCTGTTGATTGCGGTCATTTCTGCCCCGCCAAAATCTCACGCTCCAGCACGTCAACTGCGCTTGTGATCTGGTCGTGAAGGTAGTCCGGGATCGGCTTGCCGCAGGAAAACCCCCACGATTCCAGCGCTGATAGCAGGCGCATTATTTGCAGTAGGTCGGGTGTGGTCATTGCTTTTCCTTGATACCCAGCGCGGCTTCGACTTGTCGCGTTACCCATTCAGCTATGTCGGTGTCAGTCCAACCGTGTGTGTCGAGGTCGTTGCCACGCTTTGTGAATGCCGCGATCCATTCATCACTCAGCGGCTGCTGTGCTGGTGCCTCTGTGATCGTAATAACCACCGGATCAAGCGGCGCAACACCACCAAAGAAAGCATCACAGCAGGCGTTCCACCCCTCGGCGTGTACTATGTCAAATGGGTCAGCGCCGGGTGGGGGTATTGGAATCTTGCGCGGCTCCCGCCCGCTGGCAATGGGCTGAGATGGTGCTGGGTGGGTGAATAGCTTGTCACCCATCTTAATGGGGGCGCCTTGATGCAGTAGCCAATTAACGTAACCACCAGTTGAGTCAGTGTGAGCAATTTCTGCCACAGGCAACTGCCCGCTGGCAATGGGCTGCTGTGCTGGTGCTGGTGCTGGGTAGAGTGCGTTAATCAGCGCGCTGCCGTGATCGGCTTCAACGTCCCTGCCTTTGTAGCCCGGGGCTGAATCTCCAGGGATTGATTGAGCGTTTCGTGCATCGCTGTACCCAAGGTCATAAGCGCCTCGGATAGCGTCCGACACTCTGCGCTTGTTCATTGGCGAGGCGCTGACAGGCTCCTGCCCGATGGCAATCTGCGCAATGGCCTCTTTAATACGTGCCATCCGCTCCCGATTTTGCTGCTGCTGATTGAGCAGATGCCCATAAGGTCTTGCGGCTAAGTCAAGCAAGGCCTTCTGCGCTGCGATGCGCGCCAGCAGCGGCGCGGCTACCTGCTCTGCGTATTCCGATATTGCACGGCGCTCAAGGCTGCTCCACGTCATTGAGTGGTGTTCTGGGTGTGGCGGCAGTGGTGCTACTTTGGTCATATTTCGTCTCTTTTCGATTGCGCCATTCCATTCGGGCCAGTGCTCGCCCACCGGCTCCTGCCCGCTTGCAAGCTGTGCCAGGGCATCGTCCACAATCTTTCGGTCTTCATCCGAACCACGGATACAACACTTACCGGATGGGTCGCACAGGACGGATTGGAGTTTTTCAAGCGGGGTCATGTGGTTGACTCCGCCATGAAAAACCTATTGCCGCGCCCGTTTGGGCGCACTGTTGTGGGATCAAATCCCATAGTGGCCCCAAGCGTTGCCCAGGCCCTGTTGGCATTTTCCTGAACGCTTGGCGGGGTGCCACATTGCAGCGCGATCATCGGCTCTGGCTTCATGGCCACAAGCAATGAAGCCAAGTCCGCCTCAGACATTTCGTATTCTTTACGCATTGGTGCTCTCCTGGTTGTTGGTAATCTGCGCCCGAAGCGCCTTGACTTGGTTCGCTATCTGGACCGCTTTAGCTGTTTCAAGTAGCGCGTATGCTCCAGCAAGCTGCGCCTCAAGCTCGGCAATGCGTGCTTGCAACGGCTCAATGCATTGCTTGGCGTAGGCGAAGGCTTGCTTGTCCATCGTCAGCCCGTCATACAGATAAATCCCGCCAGTCGGGTCTTTGAACATGGGTAATGGACGTGTCGGCAGTGGTGGCAGTTCGTGTTTCATTCCTTCACCTCTTATTCGTCAACGTCGCAAAACACGCTGCGCTTGCCGTTCTCGTCCAGCATGATCGGATCGCCGTTTTCTTTGAACGTCGTCGTGCTGAACATTGGCGCACCGTTGTCGTATTTCTTCACCTCTTCTTCGTCCAGCACCACGGTAGCGGTGTAGCGGCGAATGTTGCGGCCAAAGAAGGAACCCAGCGATTCGGCTTCCTCCATTTCCTTGACCATATCGGCCGGTACGCCCTGGTAGTGGTACACCTTGCCGGGGCCAAAGCGCACGGCCAGCACCTGCGTGGCGGCGTCGTAGCCGTATGCCTGCATGGCCTTGGATGTGACGGCCTTGAGCGCGATCATGTTGACACCGCCTGCTTGCGAATCGCCATCGACTCGACGAACACCGGGGTCAGGCCGGGCAGCTTCAGGTTCTGCATCTGGAGCTTGGCCATCTGGTTTGCAGCGGGCATGGCCACATCCAGCAGGGCAATCAAAGACAGGTCGCCGTCAGCGATCATGTGCCCGATGTGCTGGATCAGCGCGGCCTTGTCAGTGAGTTCGGCCTTCCACGTGCCGCTGATTCCCTTCACCGCAGTCACGGGTGCGCGAACGGGCGCGGTGAACACGGCGCGGGTGGCAACGGCGGCTTCCTGGCGTGCCATGTCCACCTGAACCATGGCCTTCGTCTCCATGGCATCGGCCACCTGCTCCGAGCCAGCATCGCGCAGGGCGGCGGCCTCGATGGCTGCGGCTTGCGCAGCGGCAATCGCATCGGATTCCTTCTTGGCGGCGGCGGCGGCCTCGGCGCGGCGCACGGCAGCTGCGGCTTCGTCTGCCTTGCGCTGGGCTTCCTGCACGGCGCGGCTGTAGGCGGTCAGCTTGGCCTTGCCGCCTGCGATCAGTTGGTCAAGCTGTGCGCGGGCTGGCGAGTAGCCGTTCATCAACCACTTTTGGGCATCCAACAGCGGCGCGGTGCGCTCCTTGCGCTCGGCCTCGATGGCGCTGGACACCGTGGACAAGCGGCCCAGCATCTGCATCATTTCCGTTGCCATGTCCTCGCTGTCAATGTCCATGGTGGGCAGGATTTCCATGTCCACTTCAACCGCGCTGAGAAGCGACTGAATGTCCGGGCCGGTCACGACGAGGTTGCGCACCTCGACACGGATGGCAGTCGATGCGGCGGCAGCGGAAGCGGTGGGGGTCAGTGTGAGTTGGTTTGTCATGATCTGATTCCTTTTAGAGGGTGTTTCCGGGATGGAGTTGTCGCTTGGCATGCACGTATGCCTCGTGAGCTTCTTGCGGGGTTGAGAAGTGGCCGAGCGTCAATGTCTTGCCGTCTACTCCGATTAATGCCTGAAACCGCTTTCCGCTCGCGCTCATGCGGACGCCAAGGTATCCAGTCTTGCTGTCCCGGTTGGCGCGTCGCTTGTTTTGCTGGTTGAAGTTGCGCGTTACAGAGCGAAGATTCGTGAACTTGTTGTTAGCTCCGTTCGTGTCCCAATGGTCAATGTCAGCCTCCGGCCACTCGCCCATCATGTAGAGCCACGCCAGCCGATGAATGGCGTAGCGGCGCTGATCCAGCTTCACGTAAAGGTAGTAGCCGTCCCATGTTCCAGCCGAACCTCCCGCTTTTGCTCGTCCCTTGTCAATAAGCCAAACGAATCGGCCAGTTTCCGGGTTGTAGCTCAGCAACTCTTTCAGGCGCTGTTGCGTGATGGTCATTGGCCGTTCTCCCAATTGGAAAGTGTTATCAGCGCCATGAACGCTGGCCAATCGCTCGGAGAGTCCCACGGGAGGAACTTGTAGGAACCGTCAGCGCGAAGCTGAACGGTGGCGCGGCGCGCAAGCAGCCACTTGGGGTCTTGCGAGGCTCTGATCTGTCGGTATGCGGCGGTCTGCATGCCCCACACGCGATGCGGCTGGGCGCTGGTTTTTATGTCCACGATGTAGTCCGTGCCCATCACCGTGCCGCACCTGTCCATCGTTCCAGCAAATCCAAATCGCTCGCTGTAGCCCTGAACTTCGATGCCCGACCACTTGGCGCGGTGGTCCTTGGTGAAGTTGACCCAGGCTCGGAGGTAGCCCGCGTAGGCCGGGGCCACACTGCCCGGATCAAGATCGCCCAGGTCGTGGTACTCGCAAATCTGGTGTACGGCCGTGCCGCGCTCGCACGCGGCGGCCAGCACGTCGGCCGGAACCATCCCGAAGTCGTGAAGGCGGGACAGAATAGCCGTGACCGACGGCTTCACCTCACCGTTCCAGCGGTAGGTGTGAGTTTCATCGACAAACGTCAGCATCACAGCTTCCCTTTGAGTATTTTGAATTCGGCCTTGGTCATGCCGGTCAGGGTGTCGGGGTTCAGGTGCCCAAAGCCGACCTCTGCAAGCAAGTTGGACAGGCTGATGCGCTTGGCGTTGGCCGTCTTGATGACGTTCATGCACTCACCGGCTGTTGCAGGCTCGCCACGGGATTCGCCAGCAGGTTCGCCAGCAGGAGGCGAAGTGGAAGAACTTCCACCTTGCTCGTGGGCCGGTGGTGCCGGTGGGGAAGGTGGGGGTGGGGGCGCGGCCTTGACCGTGGCGTCCTCGAATGGTCGATCCGGGTCCACCGATTCGGCCAGCGGCACCGTCTCGCTGGCGCGGCGTGGGCGCGCTGGTGTCGGCACGGGGGCAGGGGGCTGCACATCCGACCATTCGTGATCGTGGCGGCCTTCCATTTCCTCTGCCGATGGCTGAGAGCCAACCTCGGGGAAGGCCTTCCTCAGCACCTGTGCCTCCGCACACTTGCCGATCTGTCCGCGCGGGCGCTTGGCCCACATATCGTTCGGCGCGTCCGAGTCCTTGCTCGATGTGGCGTAGTTCTCCACCCAATACTCGACGGCGGTGAAGGCAACACGCTGGCCACCGACGATGCGGTAGGCCGTGACAGCGCACCACTCGGGGAATGTCACGGTGCGGTCAACCCATGACTCGTCTTTTTGGTTGTTCGTCCACACCGTCTTCTTGACCTGTTCGGTCATTGTGCGGTCGGGTCCAAACACGGGCTGATCCATGCCCGCGTATTGGCCGGTGCGCGCGGCCTGGATGCGGTACAGGCCAATGCCCGGCATGATGACGAGGCGGTTGCCCTTGATCGTCTTGTCATAGATCGGGACCAGATGCACGGGCTTGAGCATCGGGTCGATCTTGGTTGCACGGCAGTAAGACAGCACCAGCGTGCAGGCTTCGCGCGGCGCGCCGGGGTACAGGCTGGCGCACATCACGTCGATCAGTTCGGCGTCGGTTTGCAGTTGGGCTAGATCGGTGTTCATGGTGTTCTCGGGTTAAAAAATGGTGATGAAAATGGCCAGTGCGACAGCCGCGCCGGTCAGCGCCATGGCGATCAGCAGATAGCCAAGCATTCGCACAGCGCCCATGTCGTCAACCGCTTCCTGTTGTTCAGGCACGGGTGTTCGCCGTCCCACCTTTGCAACCGTGGCCGGGCCTGCTGGGCAACCATGTCCGCGCTGGCATTGGCCGTATGAGTCGCAGCAGTCGTTCATGGCTTCGCTCCGTTGGCTTTGGCAATGGCTGAGCGGGCTTTTCTGGCATAAGTCTCCCCGGTCAAGTCTTCCCAGTCTTGCAAGAATTCCATTGCATATTCCAGCGCAGCCAGAAGATCCGGGTAGCAATCAGCGCGGCGCTTTTGCTCTGCGTTCGCTGCCGATTCGGCTTTGTTGGCTACATTTTGGGCATCCCATTTGGCATTCCAGCCAGCCGTTCTGGCGTCGCTTTTGGCTTTGATGGTCGGCGGGTGATGCGTTTTGCAAAACCAGTGACCTTCGTGTTCATGGGCTGCGTTGTTACCGCAGGGCCTAAACCCATACCCGAGGCCCTGATAAACTCTCCCCTTGCACTTGTGCGCGCTCATACGCCACCCCAAGCAATCAGGCCGATCAGCACCAGCGCGGCAAGCGCGCAGGCAATGACGACGATGCGGTCGGTCGGGTGCATCGGCTCGGATGCTTCGGTGATGCGGTTGTCTGTGTGCGGCCCGAAAGCGTCGGCCATGCTTCGGGCGCTGCGGCCCGTCCAGTTGCTGCGGCGGCTCATTTCATGCACTCCATTTGGGCTTCGCAAGCCTCAAGCAACTCGCGTTCTGCCGGCAGCTTGTGGGCCGTGCAAGCCAGCGTCATCAAAACCTGCCGCACTTCTTCATTAGTCACAGCTTCGCCCAAGTCTCGGACGGCCTGGCAGGCTTTCCCCATCAAGTAGACGCGGTGGTCCCGGTCGTCGGCTTCGGCCTGTAGGTCGGCGTACCACAGACGGGTTTCTGTTGTTCTGTAGTCGCGGATGGCGCGGATAGCGCGCTCTACGTTGTCGCGGGCGTTCATGGCTGCACTCCTGTTGCTTTGGTAATGGCTGCGCGGGACATTTCGAGCGCGCGAATCAAGCCGTTCTTGTTTATGGTTTCGCCAGCACAAACTGCGGCGCACTCCTTCAATGCAGCCAGCAGATCAGGCGCGGAGGCGATCAGGCGGGCGTTTGCTTCCCTGTAGGTGCCAGTTACGCCTAAACCTAGGTTTTGTGGCGTCCATTCGCAACTTGCAATCCCCCCAAACGTTTTGCTGTACACCTCAGTTCGGTGCATCAAGTCACTCCCTTTTCGGTGCTTGCAAAACCATGGGCCAGGGGTGTGCGCGGCGCTCATGACCGCTCCCCCAGCAC